TCTTCTGGCGGGTTAAACGTATCGTCTTTCTCTATAGCTTTCATGGCTCCAGTAGCAGTCTCTTTAACTTTGTATACATTATTCATATACGTTTTGTAGTTAAAGTATAAAACTTGAACTTTATTGTTGTCTGTTTCTCTACCGTAAGAGTATTTCCTAGAGTATCTACCTGAAGTTTGATTATTAGAATTTAATATCTTTTTTATTTCATCTTCTTGTAGTTCTGGAAACTGCTTAACAAGTTCGTTGATAGGCACGTCTTTCACTTCACCAACATAGTATATGTCATCAAAGTATGGTGAGTCAGTATACGAATATACTAAGTCAGCTGGATCAACGTATTCAACAACAACGCCTTCTGATTTATTGAAGTTTGTTTTTACAGCACCAATACCTAAAACAGTTAAATCATAGTTAACTCTTTTTCTTATAAGATCGTAGTTACTACCATCAAGTAAAACGTTTATAGCTTGCTCTTCTGCTAGCTCTACTGCTTGCTTGTAAGTAAGCTGCATGTGCAACTCTAACTCTTCTTCTGTTTCTGGTAATTTATCTTCTGGAACTGTAGCTAAATCTACGTTAAAAGACTCTTTGTAAAACTTATTAAAATCTTTTGTACGCATTTCATCTAGCATACGTTGCATGTAATCAGTTCTTTTCTCTACACCGTATGGATCTTGTGAATACGCTTTTATATCAAAAGTTCTTTCGCTCATGCCGTTTACGACAATGTCAACAAACTTAGGTATAACAGGCACAGGCTTCCAGTCTAAGTTTAAGTAGCTTAAGTCACCATTTACAGATAACTCGTCTTTATACTTCTGTATACCTTGCTCGCCTCTAGCATATAGCCTTAGTTTATGAAACGTATTTTTGTTGTTGTAATATCTACTGCTAGAGTAGTTGTTACCCATGGTGTTTGACTCAAACCACTCTTTCTCTATAGCTTTAGCTATTTTTAAACCATACTCAGGTAATATTTTTTCTAAGTCGCTAACTGCTTGACTAGGAAAATAATTTTTATATACTGATTCAGCCATATTTAATTTTTAATTATTGTCGATGAATAACCATCATTTTTATATCTAGCAATACTTATGTTTACTTTTGGTTTTTCTACTTTAGCGTTGGGAGCATACAAATGTCTATTGCAAGCCATTATCGCTAAACCAGAACTTATAGAAGCATCAAACTTTGTTCTTCTATTTATATCAAACTTAGCCCAATCGTTTAACGTGTCGTTGAAATACACTGAGCCATACCTTCCATTTTCTATATGACCAACATGATCATTAATATACATTTCAATAGCAGCTGCATGAGCTTGCTTTATGTCTTCACTAGAGTTTGGTATACCACCAACTTCTTTTTCAGCCGTTGATAGTTTGTTCCAAGTTCTATCAGGTCTGTTCATACTAAACCCTCTATAACCTCTTCGTCTCAAGTAATATAGTAGCCTTGGTTTATTGTTCTCTGCTAGTATTGGCATGCCATAAAACACTAAAGCCATCAGCACGTCTTCAAAAAACATTTCAGCGGTTTGTGGTCTTGCTATGTATTCTAAGAAAAATGCGTTAGCAGGTGCATCTTCCATTGAGAATTTTGTTAATCCATGAAGAGATCCGTTGGATCCTCTACCATCAACAGTACCACTAATATCATAACTATCGCAGCCAAAAGCTCCCATGTGATCATTGCCAGGGTATTTTATTCCGTTCTTAATTATTACTTTATTCTGTAAGTGTAGTTGTGGTGTCCAAGATATTTTAAATCTACCTTTTGGGTTTGGGTGGAATATTACGTGGGTATCTTTAATTCCATTAGCCCACTGAAAATTACCAGTGTTAATCACAGCTGAGCTAGTTACTCCTTCGTTATAATCTATTTGCTCGTATATCTTAACTAAGTTAAATATACTGTTTTTCGTTTCGTCTCTAAACGCATGCTCTTCAGTACGCGGAAACTGCCTGTAAAACTCGTTTAACGCGTCTTGATCAGACTTTAAACCATCAACTTCGTTTTGCCAGTGATCAATTACACCTATATCTATTAATTCACCGTGTGGTCCGTGTACATCATTGTCTGGCGTATTAAAAACAGGTTGTCCGTATTCGTCAATAAACCCTTCAAAGTTCCACTCCATTGGCATAAACAAAGAATATAGACCAGACTTTGTTTGTCCATTGCGGTTTCTGCTTTTAGCATCTGAATCATTATATAGCTTTTTAAAATTACCACCACCTTTGTCTAACGAGTTAGACGTTGATCCCATCATGCATTTACCAACTATACGAGCACCTAGCCTTAAACAAGTTTTAGTTACTCGCCAGTTGTTTAGAATATTATCAGGCCTCTCCCACTTTCCACTCTCATCGTGAACTAGCAGATTAAGCTTTTCACCGTCATAGCTGTTATCACCTGTGTTTTTCCAATCAATAGTAGTGTCAAGTCCAACCAGCTCTTCCTGCTTTTCGTTTGCAGTAATTTTTTTACGCGTAAACTTACTTGCAGGAACCCTATAAGCAAGTTCACTTTTAGGTCTGTCCATACCGTCTTGTATCGGTTTAAAGAAAAACGGATAGTTGACAGATATTGGTACAACTTTATCGGTAAACATTTTTTTAGCATCACCACCACTTTTAGATAGTATTCCATATCTAGCATCACTCGATATAGTAGCTAAGTTAACGGTTTCAGCTGAGCTCATAAAAGAAAAACCACTACGTCTGTTTTTTAAGTAACACATCCCGTAGCATCGTTTATCGGCTTTGCAAGCCTCCCAAAATACAAAGAACAGTCTGTTAGCTTCTCTGAAGTCAGGTGCACCAACATCTATTTTACTCCACTGCAAGTACATATAATGACTACCTGTTATATACGTAGACTTGCCGTTGTTGCTAAACCAAAAGCCTTCTTCACGACGCTTAAACTCATCGTCAATAAAGTCATACCATTTTTCTTTAGCTTCTTCTGGATAGCTTCTCCAGTCGAATATACTTTTTAATTTACCTAACTCTTTAGGATAATCAAATCTTTTCCACTTATTTACTTCATTGGCGTGCACTCGCACTGGTTCCATCGGCAAAGCAATTTGCAGCCCTTGTATTTCAATGATCTCACCAATTTTACCAGTTTTTGATATGACAACGATATCGTTTTCTTTATTGTATCCATATTCCCATTTACGTTTTTTATTAAGCCTACTTATAGTAGTGAGCTTAACTGGTTCAACAATTTTATATAGTGTTTGCCCGTACATTACTTAGATCTTCCTTCAGCAAAGCCTTTAAACACTCTCTCTTTTTTATCTTCAGGCTCTTTGCCTTCTAATATATTTTCTTCTTCTTGTATTCTATTAAGTATCTCGAAAGCGTCAAATATAGCAAGCTTTTTAGTAGCTGCAGCGTTTTTTAATCTATCAGCTGATATATCATCATCACTATCAACAATAGCTTCTTTAGCTACTTTAATAAGCTCTTCAACAGCCTTATGCCCAGCTTGGATTATATTCTTCTTCGTTTCCTTGATATTCATATTTAATTGTAATAAATTTAGAGTAAACTCTGTATAGTCTTTCACCATCTATAATAAACTCATATTCTGAGTTAGGTGTGAAGCCAACTAAATCGCCAATGTCTTGAGATCCGTCAGAGTATTTAATTATTCCTACTAAAGGCTTCTCTACATCTTGAGAAAAATTATCTCTTGATTTAATAGGTTTAACAAAACAAAACCCTTTCATTGGTCTCCAAGTATCTGTTGACTTGTAGGCAAATATTTGATCTTCACTTACAAAGTATTGATCTTCTTTGAAAAAGCTCTTGCTGTTTCTTTCATTGCCTCTAGCGTCGTTCCATCTTCTAAACACGTTGTGATGAACAATAACTGTGTCACCTTCTTTTATATTCGCATCTAAAGCTTTAGGAGTTGCTAGAACTATAGCTTCTCTATTAACGTGCTTATGATCAAATATATCTGTGTTTGTAATTAAAGACTTACCATCAACGCTTGCAGTGTTATTATATCTTTCACCTTTAGGTTTTATTATGTAGTTGTACGGTGACTTCACTAATATTCTAGATTATACTCTACAGATACTGCCATATTTTTATTGAAGTCTTTCCAAGGCATAACATCTTTATTTTTTCTAATATATATGCTATACTTTTCTTTTTCTTCAACTATATCACAGATAGTATGCCC